GACTACGATACCTTGGAAGAATTTCGATGGGCACACAGTGGAGCAAGAGTTCACACAAACATTCGAAGAGCGTTTGACTTACAAGGATGCCGACGGTAAGTGGGTTACGAATATACTCAATATACCACAGAAAACAGATCCTACATGGTGGGACGAGGTCATGAACAAGGATGGAACCATAAATGATATTGTGGACGTAAATAAGGCTAGAACCGCCTTTGCCGTAAATGGTAATCACTCTAATGATGCGGTGATTGTAAAACGTTATCACCTGTGGGGTAGGAAGAACGGAGTTGCTACATCCACCATCCATGATGCCTTCTTTAATAATGTGGCTGAACTTACCGAAGCTAAGAGAGGTCTGAGGGAAATATACTCAGAGATGGCAACTAAGAATAGTGTGAAGGATACATTGGATGAGATGCGTAAAAGAGGTCTCCCTCGCCACCTGTACTATCAATACCTGAACGAAGCCATAGATATCGGTCTGATACCTGTAGCTGGACGATCTAGAGTAGGCGGGAGGCTTCTCACCAAGGACGACATATTGAAAGCGGAGGATATCCTAGAGGAGATTCCTAAAGGCTTTCAAAACAACAGAGGATGGTACGGGATTGGCGTATAGTTGTCGCACTTTATTGTTAACCCAACCCGTTAAATTAACCCTAGGCCTGGTCTTCCACTTATTATAAGGACATAAAGGATAGACTAGGGCTAGTAATTTATAAGTTATTATTATATGACATCAACTATGATGGTGTAATAAACGTATACCTCATGTCTGTGACATAGGTAGTGTAAGAAATTCTAATGTAAACTTTTCTAAAGCTGTGCTTTGGATAAATAAGGGCTGTGCCCAGAGGAAATCAAGTGAACGTTAAAGGTGATCCAGTAGTAAGTGATAAAAAAGTTAATGCAGATAGTAATGATCCAGCCAGCCAACCAGCAACGGTGCCTGACGATATTCAAAAAATCGTTGATGCAAAGCTTGCAGAAGCTAAGGCTGAAATGAAATCTAAGCTAGATAGTGCTTACGCTTCTAGAGACGCAGCCGTCTCGCGCGTTGCCGAATTAGAAACCCAAGAACAAGAGCGAGAGAGTGCCAGACTTAAAGCAGCAGGTGAGCACGAGAAAGCTTATAAGCTGGATTTAGAGGCCGCTAATAACGCGAGGCTGGCAGCAGAAGCGAGAGCAGAAGCAATCCAGAAGCGCAACACGGAATTAACAAGAGATGCAGAGGTGCGAGCCGCACTAGCATCAGTTGGTAAAGAATTCCGAAACGATGTCGCTCTAGACACAGCATTTTCACAGATTGTAAATCAACTTGTGAAGGATGAATCAGGTGTATGGGTGAGTAAAGACGGCAAGTCGATTGGACAAGCAGTAGAAGCCTTCACCTCTTTAGATAAGCATGATTTTCTGTTTAAAGCTAAACCTTCCAGTGGTTTAGGTCACGAAACCCCTAGCGGTAACGCCAAAGGTGCAAACTCTAAGTCTCTTTTCGATCTCGATCAGAGCCAAGTCTTGCAGATGGCGCAGCAGGGGAAACTCCCAAATCAAAGACGCTAAGGAAATAAACAATGGATCAATTTGAATTTGGTGTAGATGCGCTCAACAAGAATAGCTATGTTCTTCAAGCCGCCATCTCCGCCTACTCCGATGAAGCATACACGGAAGCCAAGAAACTGTCCGGTACAGACCTTGTTAGCTCCAACCCAAATATCAACGTAGACACTGAGACATTTATTGGCCAGATGCGTTGGTTCAAGCCTTTAAAGCCTGAAATTAACGTTGCATCGCTAACTGACTCAGCTGACGGTGTCACTACGGACTACGGCTCAGAGTTCAGTACCTATATCAAAACCGTGCGTACACATGGCGCGAAGCGTGTCAATCTATCTGCCTTGGTAACTAGGGTAGACGGCCTTGCCAAAGTTGGCCGCGATTTTGCCGCGACTCGCGCCACTGATGAGCATTCTGCCATCCTTTCTGTATTGAAGGGTGTAGCTATCTCTGAAGCATTAATCGGTGCTGGTGCAGCCGGTGGTGCAGCTGGCCTAGGTGGTCAGTCTTGGGAAAATGATCCTGAAAGCCCAGAACACGGCTTCTACATTGACATGGGAGCAGATCCTTTGATTGCGGGTCACTCAGCGAACCTTCAGGGTGCGATAAGAGCTTCGTCTCTCATCGATGCAATCGGCATGGCTTGGAAAGATTACGAGCCAGAGTATCTGTACCTTGTTACTAGTCCTGAGACTATGTCTGAATTGCGCTCAGCTAATCTAGTGGATAGTATCACTGTGGTGGATGGCGATATGGATTTCAACACCATCTTCAACGGTAAAATCCGCCTTATCCAGACGCGTTCCTCAACTCGCTTAGCTACCACTGAGATGGCTAGGTTAGGTGCAGCAAACACTAACTTGAGCGGTGTACCTATCGTTGGTACTAAGTTGTCCTTCTTAGTGTTACCTGGTGCCATTGCGATGGAGCCTTTGACTATCCCTGAGCCTACCGAGATTGGTCGTAACGCCGCAGCCTTTAAGGGTGGTGGTACTACTGATATATGGTTTCGTTGGGGATATGTGGCACATCCTGCAGGCTATGATTGGAACGGTAACCCTGGACGCTTCCCAAGTGACTTGGAATACACATACGCACGACATACTGGTCAAGCGCTGACTCCAACAAACCCACAACAACTTGGTGCTTTCGCCAATGCTGATGTAGATAACCTTAAAGGTTCTTGGGTACGCAAGACTGCCTCTGTGCTTTCTCTAGGTATTCTACCCATTTTTCATGGCTAATTAAGAGAGGGCGTTATGGCGTTAATACTCAATGAAAACTCTTACGTGGATGTTGCTGGTTCTGACTTGCATTTCGCAGATAGAGTTAATGGAGCATCATGGTTAGAGCTTGATGATCTCGCCAAGGAGCCTTTTCTTGTTACCGCTACACGTATGATAGATGATGAATATTGGATAGGTGTAGTGGCCGAGGAGAGTCAACCTCTTGCCTTCCCTCGCGTGTTCAGCTACTTCGAACCACGCTTAGGAAAGGTTATAGATCACGATGGCTCTACTATACCTCAACGTATTATTGAGGCCACTTGTGAGCTTGCATTCCACCTGTTTTTAAATCCAACCATCTTAGAGAGCGCCTCTTCTGTGACCGAGATAAAGGTCGGCCCTGTCGAACTTATCGATATAAAGGGTGTAGACAGAATGCCTGCAACTTTCAGAGGATTAGTAAAACCGCTTGAGCGTAAAGTATCAATGCAATGGTGGAGAGCTAACTAATGAGCTATCGTAATATAGTTGAATCGCAAGTGGAGCTGGCTTTTATATTACTCGGTGACTTAGTCACTGAAGTTACTTTTGTAGATACCACTGTCACCGGTTATGATTGGTCCACTAGTTCGCTGGTGCAACCTTCTTCGGAGACAGAGCGGTCTATCTCTGCAGTAATGCTTAAGAGCGAATCTAAAGGCGATCCTGAAGGTAGCAGCGATGTCTTAGACCTGTTGTTTTGGAATACTGAACTGAATTCGACGCCAGATATAAATGATAAATTACTTGTAGGTGGAAGGGGTTTACGCGAGTACACTGTAATCGGTATCCCTGAGGCCAACGAGTATGTAACCACAATAACCGTTTCGAGGCCACTGAAATGAGCAAATATACTGCATTAAGTCTGGCAGTTTCTTCCATTTTTGCAAGCCCTGAGTGGGAGTCTGAGAATATTATCATGGTTCCTGCCACGGTAGTTATCGAAGGCAAGGGCACGGAATGGTGTAGGGTCTCAGTGATACCTGCAGGTAGTGTGTCATCTAACCCCTATATATCGGTCTCTGGCCAAATAATTATAGATATATTTACATCTGCCGGTAGAGGCTCTTCCAGAGCTTTGGAAATTGCAGATATTTTGGATAAACATTTAGTTGCAAAGGAGATAGACTCCGCTGGAGGCTCTCTTCAACTACTGAGCAGCTCCTTACACCCTAGAGGTGTTGAGAAGCACACGGGCTTAGATAGCACGAAATATTCAATTAACTTTAATTACTTTGGAGTAAACTAATGGCTCATATTGCAAATATCGGCGCAGGTATGTTCTCAGATCTTTCAATTGCACTGGCAACTGAGGCAGAGATCGCTGCATTGTCTCAAACGAAGACAGCCTTTGACGGAGAGTTCACGGCTGAAGAGACTGATTTCGTACGCGTAATGAATGTTCGTGAATTTCCTTCTATGGGTGTTCCAGCTAACATTGTAAACGTGCCTTCTTATGGCCGCGAGCTGTCTCAACAGGTACAAGGTCAGGCAGATGCTCCCTCTTTGGAGCTGACACTGAACTACATTCCAGAAGATTGGGCAGCGGGTAGCACACTTGACGGTTTGAAAGCTCAGGAAGCGTTGCTTTTCCGTTTCGCATTGATGAACAAAGAGCCTGCTGGTTATGGCTCTGTCATAGGTGCCAACGATCTCGCCAGTGTGGGTAACAGCTATTGGTATTGGATTGGTAAGATTGAATCTCTCTTGGTTAATCCTCAGCTGACTGATGCTAACACTGCCACATTAACCCTGTCATTGCAGTCGAAATTCTTCGGCGCATACACTATGGATGTGATCTAATATTAACTGGGGCAAGGAGGCCCTTATTTGAGGAATATAACGTGAGTGATACGAAAGATGAGGCTAAAATAAAGCCCTTCAGCATTGGCTACGTTCTACGTACCACGGCTAAGCACATGCGGAAAGCTATTGATATCAGTATTCGTAAGACATTTGAACGTGTCCACGATTTTGAAGCTGATACAACTGAAGCTCAAGAATGTTTTGAGACTCTCGCAAAGTTGCATGCCATGCGTAAACTGGTTGATGACTTCCAAGAAACACATAAAGAGAAATTTGGTAGATAACGATGGATATACCAAACTTTCCATCGATGAACCAACAGAAATCAATTGAACCCGTAAGTAAGGGTAAACATACAGGAAAGCTGAAAATGTCAAATGAAAGCATTGTAAACTTCGCAGGCCGTCGTATTAGCAAAAGTGTAAAGTTTATGGAAGGTAAAGTCAAAATCTCCAAATTATCCGTGGCTGAAGTCGAGGAGATCCAGGAGCTGGCAAAAGCTAACGAAGGCGACGAAGAGAAAGGTATGGAGGTGCTTCGTAAGGTTCTTGCACTGGCCGTAGAGGGTGGTGAAGATCTGACGGACGAGCAGTTCGATGGTTTCCCTATCGAAGAGTTGTCTAAACTTTCTTCCGAGATTATGAAATTCTCTGGGATGGGTAAAGAAGAAAAGGGGAAGTAACAGTATGTGATCCCATGAT